TTCTGCGCCTGCGGAATTCGACGTGCGATACGCATTCGGGTATTGGTTGAGACGCGCACCCGAACAACCCGGATTGTAAAGCTCGGGCACATGACCCGTCATTTGATTGTATAACTCGCGCTTCGTTGCGTCGAGGTCGCGCTCTAAGATTGCCATAAGATTATTGCCGGTGAAACGTTGGAGCGTCATGCCTCCTACAGAAATCACGATTTCCTTGACTAATTGTGTGCCAAGGTTTTCAATCCAGCGAAACTCATAGGGTGCCCACATGTCTTGTCTGCGGGCGGGTGGATGAATCGGGCTCCAAATCGACGGCAGCGTCACACATATATACGTGTCCATCAATAATTCCGCATATCTCGGGATATAAAATGTGAATTTGGACTCCTCTGTCATACGCAGTTTCTTCTGACCGTCGAAATCAACTCTAAACTTTTGAAGACCGAAATTCGTATATTTAAGGTAGGTGCTTTTGAAAAATGACTTTTTGGGATTACCATTAAGAATAACATTCTGATTGCCCGTAGCAACCAAATTTAATAAACCACCGGTCATTTAGTATATTACGCGGGCCTATTGTTATGTTGTATATAACTTTATATAAAAATCTATTATTCTAATATTCTATTATATATAGTAAGAGGAATGAAAGAAAATCGGGTGGAATTCATATTTATAGGTATTATTATCGTGGTTTTCGCAACATGGAAACTATCTGAAATGATTAAAACGCGGTGTTATGAGAAAAGAACCAAAGAAGGATTCCGGGCGTCGTCGGAAGCACCAACACCCCCACCAACAAAAGAGCCTGAGCTCATGTCACAACTCACCAAAATACTCAAAAAGAATAACATCGACACGTTTTTGAGTGATGCGCCCGGATTGACAACAGAGAATTTTACTGTCGATACGACCGAAGGGGAAATGACAGTCCATCAACGAAAAAAAGCGGCTACATCGTTGGATACATTTACGGTTGCTTCGTCCTCGGCGTCGTCCTCCGCGCCTCCACCTACTACCGACAAGCCAATCAACGCAGTAAAAGAAGGTCTCGAAAACCCCGATGAAAATACGAAGGCATTCATCGAAAAGAATATTACATCTATCAATCCGCAGGACAGTCAAAGCAAGTTCAAGTTGCGTGATTACTATATCAAATCTGCCTATAACGCATTTAATCCTGATAAATTCAAGAATTCCACCGTAAGCATGGATGCTTTCTTATATGTCATCGCACGCGGTTGTCGCTTCATCGACTTTGAAGTATTCTCAGTAGATAATGAACCAGTTATCGCGTCTTCCTCAGTCAATTCATTTAATTACAAGGAGACATACAATCATATTCCCGTGAGCGACGCATTTGAAGTGTTAGGAAGCTACGTCTTTTCTGGGTCGAAATGCCCCAATCCAGGCGACCCTTTCATTATTCATATGCGATTGATGTCGCGTAATGTCACCATGTATGACAAGCTCGCAAAAATTATATCTCAAAGCAAGACCATGGCGCGTAATTTACTGGGCCCGAAATATGGGCGCGAGTATCAGTCCAAGGATTTAGGCAACGAACCCCTTTTGAATTTCAAGGGTAAAATCATTCTCATGGTGGATGGAACAAACCAAGTATATCGAAACACAAATCTGTTTGAACTTATCAATATGAGTTCGAATACGATGTTTCTCTCGAAATACACTTACTTTGGTGTGAAAAATGTGGGCGATCCGCAGGCATTCAAGGACGCGAATAAGAAAAATATGTGTCTTGTTATTCCGGATAAGGGGGGTCGTCCTATCAATGACGGGCACAACGGTCCATACACATGGGGGTGTCAGATCGCGGCCATGTGTTTTCAGGAAGAGGCGCGGGATGAGAAACTGAAAGCTTATGAAGATAAGTTTGCGTCGGTGGGGTATGCGTTCATACTTAAGCCGGAGGACTTGCGTTATGTTCCGATTACGATTGCGCCTCCGGCACCCCCCAACCCGAAAGCGTCGATGGAGGCTCGACCCGCAGAAGCAGCAGGTGGTGTCAAGATTACCTTGTAAAGAATGAAATACATCATGAATTACATCATGAATTAAATTCTAATCCTATTGTAGTAGTAGAATTTAATGGCGACAGCGTACGACGGCGGCGGCGGTTCGCATGATAGCGACGACAAGAAAATGTCCTTTGAAGAAAAAGAACTCGAAATCCTCCGCGAAGCCGTCGATTTAGTTGAAAAGCGGAAGGGTGCGGCTGTCATCCAAGACCCCAAAGTCCAAGAAATAATCTCTATCGTCGAGAAATTCATCGCAGATAAAAAACTCGTATGTTATGGGGGCACAGCCATCAACAATATTCTTCCCGAAGACGCGCAATTTTACAATAAAGACATCGAATTGCCCGATTATGATTTTTACTCTGACAAGGCTCTCGACCATGCGAAAGAACTCGCGGATATTTATTATAAGGCTGGCTACGAAGATGTTGAAGCAAAATCCGGTGTTCATCATGGCACCTATAAGGTATTTGTCAATTTCACAGGTATCGCGGATATTACGCAAATGGAACCCGCGTTATTCAAAGCAATCTCTCGAGATGCCATTATTAAAAAGGGAATATCTTATGCGCCGCCGGACTTTCTTCGTATGGCGATGTATCTTGAACTCTCGCGTCCGAATGGCGATGTCTCTCGTTGGGAGAAGGTACAAAAACGACTCACCTTATTGAATACGCATTATCCTCTTAAAGGGTATAACTGCGATAAAATCGAATACCAGCGAGGGTTTGAAGGTGTGACGAGTGCGTCGAAGACGGGTGAAATTAGTATTTCAAGAAAAAGGAGCACTCCGACGGCGACGGCAACACGCTCTCGGACTCGGACTCGGACTCGGACACCGTCACGCACGCATACACACTCACGGACGATGAAACGAGGCGGTGGCAGCGGTGCGAGCATAAAGGCGCGTAAGCGGGAAGCAATACGGACCATCATGAAGAAATACAAAGGGTTGGATGTGTATATGAAGCACTTATATCACGCAGTAAAATCGCATGAAGAGACCATCGGTGATTTTAAATACACGGTCGAAGAAGATAGACTAACCCATCGATACCGTTTGATTGCGACGTATGAGAGATTGTTTGGAAAGGACGACGAGTATGTTTTGTATTCGATGAAGGCGAGAGAATTGGACGCGGAAGCAACGCCGACACCGACGTCGAAGCTGAGTCGCGCCGACCGTGCCGACCACGAAGACCGCACCGACCACGGAGAGAAAGAACTCGCGGAAACCGACATTTATAATATTGTTCGTCGGGTCTTCATTAAAAACCGCGCGGTGTTTTTCGGCGGGTATGCGAATATTCTATACTCGCGATATATGCCCAAACACCAGCGCCGCATCGTCCAAGAAATCCCCGACTTTGATATTCTCTCGGAAAACCCGCGCGAGCTTTGCGAAGAAGTTGTCCGAGAGCTTACCGCGCATAAATATACCGGCGTGAAATATACGAAACACGCAGGTGTCGGTGAGGTGATTTCCGAGCATTACGATATTCGTGTTGGCGATGAGGTCATCGCATTTTTATACAAACCTCTCGCATGTCACAGTTATAATACAATCCGCTTGAAGGGTCGCGGCGGCGGTCGCGGTGGCAACGAAGAATCGATTCGTATCGCAACCATCGACACCATGTTGAGCTTTTACCTCGCATTTATTTACGCCGACCGTGTCTATTATGACATCAACCGTATTCTTTGTATGTCGCAGTTCCTTTTCGATGTTCAGCAACACAACCGCCTCAAACAAAGCGGGTTATTACGACGTTTCAGTATCAATTGTTATGGAAAACAGCCGACGTTGGAGTCGATGCGATCCGAGAAGACTGCGAAATACGAGGAGTTGAAGGGAAAACGCGGGTCGCGTGAATTTGAGGAGTGGTTCTTGCGGTATGTTCCGTATGAGAATGCTGGTGCGAATGCGAAAAAGACGCGGACGCGACACAAGGCACGGAATACAAAAGCATAAAATGACCACCCTACATTAGCGCAGTCCCTCCCCTAATTTGTTGAATATCTTCATAATGACGAAGAACGTCAGCGCAAACATGGCACTTGTCGCAGTAAGACCGACGATTTTGAAATTGCCGTCTTCGCCGAATAAGAACGGGAGGAAGTGAAGAAGTTGGGCGCGGAAAACGGGCATCTGGAAGATGAAATACAGGACGCCGATGAGAATCGGCATTTGAAGGTCGTAATAAATCGCTTCAAGAGTGTCGATTTGATTGGATTGACGTGCGTTGGCGCGAACGATACTTTCCATCGATGCGTGGTCTTTGATATAGTCGGTGCCATTCTGCTGCGACTGCGACTGCTGCTGCTGCTGCTGTGGCTGGGGGACATAATTCGGCCGTGCTTGTTCATCATGCGTGAATGCGTTCGGGTTCATCGGAATATCTCTCGTAGGTATCATCGTCATACCGTTGGCACTTGCCCGTTGGACGCCTTGCATGACTTCATTCATCACGTTATTGGGGATTTGTTGCTGGTGTTGCTGATGTGGCTGGTGTTGCTGTTGTCCGTCAATCATCGGCGAGTAGATGAGTGGTGCGCCGCCACCGCCATAAGCGTTGGCCGGTGTTTGACTACTTAAAGGCAGATCGTCGATACTAGTTGTGTCGCTCATTCTGATAAAAAAGGTTCTAAATAGACGACGAAAAAGAAAAAGAAAAATAAGAATATACATATGTAAAGAACGAAGACTTATCATCTGGACGCAGCACCGTTAGGTTAGTTTCCTAAAACATCAACATATCGTTCGCGGATGCGGATGCTGATACCGATGTGCCACTACCACCGATAATCTTGGTGAGTTCTTGCGTCAAATAATTGATAGTCATGGTTTTACTCGCGAGTTCCAATTCCATTTTTCCAATCATGATTTTCTGGGCATGAACAATATCGCTGAGTTTCTGATTTTCCGTAAAGAAGTTCGATTTGTTGGTGTTCAAATCTTGAACCCATTTTTCGTGTGTTTTGGTTTTACAATGTGCGGCAAATAAAGGGGCGGAAAGATACACTTTGTCTTTACGAGTGCCGCATGGGCATCGCAATCCATTTGCGAGGGCGTTTGTATTGAATGACGGGACTTTGTCGACATAGTTGCCTTTATCATCGATATTGGGTGAATAAACGTCTGGTTCAGTTACGAGTTCCATTACTTCGTTCTGCCGGTGCGTGTATTTCGTTATTGTTCATATTACAATAATGAAATTGTTTTGAATCAATTTTTCAGTGAAGCTTCACATCCTTCTTCCCTGCTTCGCATTTCACCGCCTTCGTGTTATACTCATAACACTTGTCATCCAACTTATACGTATCTTTCTCTAAATCTTTGAGAGGCGGCGCGCGAAACTGAATACATGACCGATCCTTACACACCTTGCGAAAAAGCGAGGCGATACCGAGACCAAGCACAATCGATATAATAATACGTCCCGTTTCGGTATGAAGAAGACGTTGGAAACCCATATAATATTACTATTTTACTCTAATATATACACGGATATAAATTAGAATTAGACCATTATTTATGAAATGAAATTATCCTAACATAGGATTGAATGGTCGCGTAGATGACGGATTTTTGAAAATTCCACTACCTCCTGAGAGGGAAGGTGCCGCCATCAACTTTGTGTCGGGCGATGTTCCGCCAGAGAAGGTAGGGGCATCGGCAGCGGTAGCAGCAGATGAGCAAGAACCAAACACGTTGATTTTCTTACATACCGGCGTTTGCGTGTTCGAAGAGCATACCATAAAAGATGCGACAGTTTTCGAAGAAGAAGACATCGAAGAATGCGATAAATGTGTCAAAGCAGGTTAAAATATATCAAAATATATCTTTTTAACTCATGATCGGAACGGCTCGGCTCGGGTCGGCTTCACTTCGATTCCATTCCATTCGGCTTCACTTCAATTCCGCTTCACTTCGATTCCATTCCATTCCATTACTGGACCGGTATTTTCTTCACCTGCCCCTTCGCCTTCGCACAACTCACCTCCTTCGCATCAAACAAGAAGCAGTTGTCGGCGTGGTCTTTAAATTGAAAATTGCGGATATTATCGGGAGTCGGATATACATAAATAATCTTCGGATTCGGCACCGAGATATAAACATAAAATAGACCCACAGCGAGGCTTACGATGAAAATAGGAAGGCTAACGTGTTTAAAAATATCAAGCATCTGCCGTTTTGTGTTGGTAAATGTATCGTATATTATACTATGATATTATTGTCTGGCGGATGAGGATGCTGCCGCTGCCGCTGGCGCGACCACCGCACCCACCGGCTTACTCACAATCCGATTATCCGCAATCCATTTCGGCATAATAACCGGCATATAAAGCTCGTTATAGCTATACTTCTTCTGCGAGAGATTGAATTCACCGTCATTATACATTTGAACGAGCGCACCATCCGCGTTTTCCGTGGTTTCGACCTGTGAATAGACATACTTCGTCTCTCGTAATTTCATAAATGCCGGCTCGATATCCTGCTGATAAAGGACAAGAATATCATCGATAATGCTTCGATTCTTCCATTCAGTTTGCTTGAACTCCGTCATATATTCCTTAATCAACGCGATTTTCTCGGAAATTACGCGGGTATGCGTATCGGTGTCTTTTCGCCGGTCATCATTATCCGTAACACTCAGATAATACGTGCGAAATTCGGAATACATCTTCATTTGTTCCTGTAACTTATGCTGAACCGCGTCGAATTGTTCCAAGAGTTCGTCTTCGCTAATGAATTGAAATAGCAGGTCAAGTTTCATGCGGATGATTTCGTCTTTTGTCGCACGGACTTCTTCGAGAGATTCATTCATCAGGGTTTCTAAACTAATGTATTTTCCGCGGCTGACTTCGATATGAAATCCGCATGGCTGAGAGATATTTCCGCAGATGGCTTTCAGCTTACCATCTGTCTCTGTGAATATCGACCCGCCTTCCTGCTTACACACAATACATGCGGGTTTGATGAGTGCGAGGCGGCGGGCCTTTTGTTGCGCGGAGAGAGATTTCCAGTTGATGACGGGGTCGTTGATTAGACGCTGCCGACGCTTTTCACGTGCGGAATTGTATTTATCTTTCATCGAATAATAACCGTGGATTGCTTCGTTGATGCGTGCGCGTTCTTCTTCGGGGATGAGTTGATAAGGATAAACCATACCGCGGAATTCGTTGGGGTCAGCAGCACGTTGTAGGTGTTTTTTTAGTGCGTCTTCTTGTTTCTTCGTCACTTCAAGAAGCACACGGGTTGCTTTTTTCAGGTTGTCGCGTGTATCTTGGGCGCGTTTCTGTTCCGCGATACGCGACGCAGCCATCCCGCCGTATTGGGTTCGTTCTTGAATCGCAGCATGTAAGTCTTGATACACAGAAGTTGTTGTCATGTTACTACTACATTTAGTATAGATAAATCTATACGCGGCTACGCGGCTCCGCTACGCTACGCGTAACTACGTGTCCAATACTCTTCATCCGGGCTCTTCCACAACGGCAAATTTGTGAGCATTCCCATTCCATTCCCCGCCGGATGGATTCGTGCGTCCATCGGTATTCCCTTACTTTGCGCATAATGTGTCGCATTCACCATCTTCAACTTCGAGAGAATATATTCCTGTTGTTTTCGTTTTTTCGCTTCCACTTCTTCAACCGATGGCTTGCCTTTATACCGCAGATATAAAAAGATGCCTAAACAGATGAAAAATACGACACCCGCAACGAAATTAAAGTGTTGAGTGTGATAATATTCCTTTACCTTATGACACTGATCGAGAGATTTGCTCAAAAAGTAGCGCACACCTGGTTCGATGAGTGTGGGAGCCGGCGCATTATGATTCATTACTAGTATAGCAACAAATAATAATGAATTTGTAAAAACGCATGATAATCGGTTCAATACGCAATAAATAATACCGGTATATTGTAACACGAACAACCGTAATGGCGGAAATAAGTTCATCTGTCGCAATTTTCTTTTTTTTGGCCGTATTTGGCGCATATTCGTATTACAAACATACCAAAAAAGGCGTGCTCAACGGCGGGATTACATTCCTCTTCTTTCTGGTTCTCATTACAGGCGAGTATTTCATTAATTTGGCGATGTCGAAGGACATATGTGGGTTCGACCAAGAGAAAACCGCGTTAATCGCGACTGTATTACCGTGGTTCTTAGTATTAGGTGTCTTAAAGGCTGCGTTGGTGGTGTTTCCGGGGTGGCTCTCGCCATTTAGTAATACATTCGGGTATATCTTTGTTTCTGCTGCGACGGACTTAAAGGATGTATTCAATAATATATTGACACCGCAGTTTGATTTAGCGCCGGAATCACAGAAAAAACCATCAGTTATGTCTGGTGGAGGAGCCGGCGGCGATAGCTCGGGCAGTCTTCAAAACAGTGCAGATATACCTGCGGATGAAATAAAGAACAAGCGTGATATCGGGCGGGCTTTAGAGCAAATTTATACTGACCAGTCGATTCTTCTGAATGAACTCAACCTCGACAATCTTGACCGGTTCTGGGACAGTTTCAAAGAATCCCGGTTGATTCGCCCGTCAGCCAAGATAGAAGACTTGGAAAAAATCCGGACATTCTTAATCATGAAATCCATTGTCGGAGAGTTTATTTGGTTAGTATTATGCGGTTTGTTGGTCGTAAGTATCAGTTATAATTATATACTGAATATGGGTTGTTCTTTTACACCCGAACAGCAGAAGATACGCGCACAGGTGCTCAAAGAGAGCCAGGAAGAGGCGAAGAAGAAGGCGGATGCGGAGAAGAATAAGGTGATGACGGTGACGGCATAGTAGGCCGCTCGACCGCTCGGCTCGGCTCCGCTACGCTCCGCTAGAAGACCCGTGTGACCGGTCGTGATATATAATACATCGCGACATAGGAGAGAATTCCAAGCACGATTGCGACCAACCAAATCGGAAGCACCGTTTTACTCGAATAGCCTATCCCGAACTCTCGAAGGCTGCCATCTTCATTATAAATAAAACTTGGATTCATGTATTGAACCAGCATAAACACGATGACATATAACAAAATCGCAGAACCTGCTAAATTATTTCGGATAAGATTTTTGATTGCGTTCATGTTTTTTTTGTATTGTAATAGCCAGCCTACTAGTATATTACAATATAACATTTATGATGTTATTATTATTATTATATTTATGATGTAATTATTACTCTTCATCTTTATTATTTTTTGTTTTATCCTTTTTGTCCTTATTTTTGTCCTTATTGTCGTCTTTGCCATTGCCGCTGCCCTTACGATTGTTTTTCTCCTTTTCCTGATTTTCGTCATTGTCCTTCTCCTTTTCCTTTTCATCATCCTTCTTCTCTTCATCATCATCATCGTTCGTTTTATTCTTTTTTATATTTTTGTCTTTTTTTCCATTCATCCCTTCTCTCGCACTCGCACCTACCCCTGCGAAAAGTGTCCCAGCGACCACCACCACAAACGCCACGAATAACGCGATGCCGCCTCGTTTATAATACAAGTAAAGTAGGATTGCCGAGAGAATAATATAAATCACAGTTTTTTGATTCATCTTTATATTATTCAAATACTTTTTATTGAATGACGAACGGTCGATTATTTAGTCCCAATCGGCGCTGGCGGCGGCGCCTCCTCCTCCCACGCCTTCGTAGGGTTCGCCTTCGTCGTCATGTCGGTGGATAAACGCATAATCGTCATCTCCCGCGTCATCGTCTTCCGGAATACCTGTCGTCATATCCAGTTCATGCGCCTCGATTTCGGCGGCGGTGCGGTCGGCTTCCAGCGCATCCATTACATAAATCTCTCGGTTCATATCTGTGACATAGTCGCGTCGGCCAAGTTGGCGCTCTTTTTGCGCAATCTTCTCCATCTCTTCGCGTTCTTCATCATAATAGTCTTGGTCGTAGATGACGACACCGGTCTGCGATGTTCCGCGGCTCCAAATGCCCATCTTGTGCGTCTTCATCATATTCTCCAACTGACGTTCGCCCACCGACATCGCGCCGATTCTCTCAACAACCCCATCCTTCTCTTTATCTTTCACTCGGGTGAGTTTCTCCTTAATATTCGCGAGATTGTAGTTAATCGCCGCCTTATCTTTTTCGATGATGCGGAGGTAGGCAACCATGAGTTCGCTTACTCGTTGGCCCAGCGCCTTCTTATCACCGATGAGTGTATCCATCTCCGAGAGAAGTTGGCCTTTGTCGGCAGCAGCAACATCGGCGGAATATAAGCGCGAATGCGGGTCAATATCGTCGCGTTCAGCGTCTTCTTCTTCGCGGTAGGTGGCGGTTCGGGCGATTGCTCTGGCTGTGGCTGTGGTATCCGTCGTCTTTCGTTCTTTCGTTCCGGTTTTGCTCGCCTTTGCTACGGCCTTCGCCGATCCCGCACCACTCCGGCGTATCACACGTGTTGGCTCCGCTTGATAAATCGTAACCGG